GAAGTGGATGTGGCCAACACCGAAAGCTTCGGGTCAAGAGAAACTAGATACTCTGATCAAGAGGAAAGGAGTGAAGGCAGCCGTGCAACACAACTTGACGGCAGCTGTGGAGATGTGGCCAACGCCAACGGCGAGAGATCACAAAGGACAAAACAGTCTGAAACACATCGAGGAGAAACCGAGACACAACTCTCAACTACCCAATCGATTAAGACAGAAGGGAATCACTGGGAGTTTGAACCCGACGTGGGTCGAGTGGCTTATGGGGTACCCGGCAGAGTACACCGACTTAAAGCATTGGGAAATTCTATCGTCCCGAAAATCGTCGAAGAAATAGGATATGCATTGATTAAGGGTATGAAGTGAGAAATTTATTTGAAACGTGTATCGATGTCGGTAGTGGATTAATCCTATCGACAATGATACAGTTATTTATATTTCCATTTTTTGGATTATACCCAACTGTTTTGGAAAGTTTCCATATCGCAGTTATCTTTACTGTAATAAGTATTTGTAGATCTTGGTTTTGGAGAACTATCTTTGGAAGGAGAAAAAAATATTATGTCAAATAAATTAAGAATATTATCACTTGGTGCTGGTGTGCAAAGTTCAACATTAGCTTTGATGATTGAAAAAGGAGAAATTCCAATGGTCGACGCAGCTATTTTCGCTGATGTAAAAGGAGAGCCTAAAGCCGTTACAGATTGGCTGGAATATTTAAAAACACAAATTACTAAATTTCCAATTTACACTGTTACTTGGAGAGATCTTAAACAAGATATATTAGATGCAGCTCGAGGAGAATACAAAGCATTTACAGCTCCGTTCTTTACTAAAAATTTAGAAACAGGAAAGAAAGGAATGCTTCGTCGACAGTGCACCGCGGATTACAAAATAAAACCTGTAGTACAAAAAATTAGAGGAATGTTGGGACTTGAAAAAGGTGAGAAAAGAAAAAAAGGAACTGAAGTAGAATTGTTAATGGGTATTTCTAAAGATGAAGTTCAACGTATGAAAACCAATCCACTTAAATATTTACACAATCAATATCCTTTAGTTGATATGGGATTAAGAAGATCTGATTGTTTAGATTGGATGAAACAACATAACTATCCTGAACCTCCTAGATCTGCATGTACATTCTGTCCTTTTCATTCAACTNATGAATGGANNGAAATTAAAAANAACAAAGAAGAGTGGGCTGAAGTTGTTGCTTTAGATAAAGCCATTAGATCTCAAGAACGATTTAAAGAAAAAAACAAAGGTTCTGGTAGTTTAAAAGACGAAATTTTTTTACATAATTCATGTGTACCTATTGACGAAATAGATTTTGATAAGAAAGATACTGACCAATTAGATTTATTTATTAACGAATGCGAGGGCATGTGTGGAAATTAGTGTTGATTTTACTATTATTTTCTGGATGTGTCCACAATGATTATGACTTTAATCCAACGACTACATTATTAAAACAACTAATAAAGGTAAAAAATGAAACACAATAACTGTTATATATATCCTCCTTCGATACGTGAAGCTATCGATGGTAAAAGACACTACGCTATTAAGCAAGAAAAGTTACCAAGTGTTACAGCTATTTTATCGGCTACTCAATCAGAAGAAAAGAGAGATAGCCTCCAAGCATGGCGAGATCGAGTGGGTGAAGCAGCGGCAACTAAAATTATGAATGAAGCTGCAAATCGTGGAACGGCGATGCACAAGATATTAGAGAAATATATCCTGAAGGAGGGGTATTTAGACCTTACCAACGTCGGAAAACAGGCTCATAACATGGCTATAAGGGTCATAGAGCAGGGTCTATGCAATTTAACGGAGTATTATGGCACAGAATGTACTTTGTACTATCCAGGGCTCTATGCGGGCGCTACGGATTTGGTGGCAGTTCATAAGGGTCAAGATGCAATTTGCGATTTTAAACAAACGAATAAACCGAAGCGAGAAGAGTGGATCGGGGATTATTATTTACAGCTAGCAGCTTATGCTATGGCTCACAATTTTGTATACAAAACTTCTATCAATAAAGGTGTAGTGATGATGTGTAGTAAGGACAATTATTATCAAGAGTTTGTTGTAGAAGGAGTTAAGTTCCAACAATATCAACACGACTTTTTAAGGAGGGTTAATCAATACTATGAGCAGAGAAAAAAAAGTAAAGACGATGATGGACAAAATGAATAATCTAGCTAATGCAGTTCACAATGCTAAAGATCCAGGTATGAAACAAATCTGGACAGACAAGTGGTATGCTTTAGTTAAAACATACGCCAGAAGAATTCAGAGTATGGAAGTATCAAAGCCTGATCCATACAATGAGCATTTAAATAAAACAAAGGAGGAAAAAAATGAGAATCAGGGACTTTCAACAAATATTAGGTAAGTTTACCAATAATGAAAAAGGCACAATCATATCAGATTGTCCAATTTATATTGAAACAATGGACGGACATTTAGAAGCCGTTAGAAGAGTAGAGCTGCAAGAGACAAAACTTTTAAACTCACCAGAACCTAAAAGAATAGTATTAAAAACGGAGAGTTTAAAAATATTTAAATCACCGACTTATAAACAGAGTTAATATCTTCCACGGGAAGGGGTGGTTAGTAGCGAGAGTGAAGACCACCACAAAATTATGAAAAAGGTAATAATACAAAGCAAACAAATCACACCTAAACAATGGTCGGCGCTTATTTTAGAGCTCAACTTGATGAAAAGAGCTTGGAAATCCTATGCGGAGATCGAGATCAGTGGACCGGGGATAAAGAAAATCATAGCAAACGGGACTAAAAAGTTCAAAGATTAGAATCATTCTAATCTGCCACGGTGTAAGAGAAATTTTAGGGTAATTTTATTTTTAAAAATAAAAAATTTTTTTAAGGCGGCAAGGCGGCAAGGAGGCTAAAAATCGATTAGAAGTGTTGGTATTAGCAGATAATAGCCTGCCACAGCTCCTGCCAAGGCAGATTTTACAGTGGCAAGTTTGTTGGTATTACTAGCTTTTTGATGTTTTTGGTCTGGCAAGGTTAAATAAGCATTGGTATTGGCTAGTTATTTTAAATGCACTCTGCGCGCGGAAGATTTTTTGGTTTTTATAAAAACTTTTTTGCCCTAAAATTTCTCTTATAGTATAAATAGATATGCCCAAAAGTCCTAAAAAATCAAAATACAAATCTGTTGTTATTAAGAAAAAGAGATATTACTTCTACAAAATCACGTGGCTGGATATCACCGGGGATAGTGGGCACGCAGATTTACATTCAGCATTAGGATTTATGCCATCAGAGATGATAACTCATGCATATCTTTTAAACAAAGATAAAAAAAATGTTAGAACTTTTGCTAGCTATGAAGTTAATGATGAGTTATTTAGTGATAGAAATGTATTCCCAAAAGGGTGTATAATACGCATGGAAAAAATAAATGAAAAATAAAAAATTTAGTTATGATGGTAGATCAAGACCTACCAATGATTTATACAAAGAAAACTTTAACAGGATTTTTAATCCTACGTTGACAAAGAACATGCCTAATGTAAAATGGGATCAACTTCCACCAAGGAAAGGACCAAATGCTAACGGAATACAAAACAGTTATAAACAAGTGGGCACTAATAAAAAAGTTTCCAAGAAGATTATATAATAAAATTATTTCTGAATTGAATCACTATCAAGGTTTGATTCTATTACTGATTCTTTTATCTCTTCTTCTGGGGTAATATTAATTAAATTTTTGTGATCGTCCAGGATCTGTCTCATCTTCGCCTGTAACTCATCTTCGCTTAACTGATCTAGATTACCTGTCATCACAAGTTTTTGATCTACATATAATCCACCTGCTTTTCCTCTAGCTACTTCAGCATTAATCGCAGCTGACCACGCACCTTTTTTAGCTGAACTATCTCGTAGTTTTGCAAGTTCTGTTAAGTGTCTTTCAAATGTTATGCCATACTTTTCCTGAACCTCTGCTCTTAACTCACCAATATATTTCACCACTAATGGAGATATTCTAGGATTTCGCAGCTCGCTTGCAGCCTGCCTTGGTCTTGTTTTGTAGCCTGCTTCCAGCGCACATTCAGCTGGACTTTTTCTACCCTCGTTGTAGATTAAAAGTTCTGCAAACTTCATCTGTCTTTCGGTTAATTGTTTTGGCACTCCCATAAGTTGTATATAATGTAATTTTCCGTACAAGTCAATATTCGCCTGTAATCTCGCCTGTGATCGCTTGTGTATTAAGCTGTTCTGGACCTAAAGTTAAGCTGGTTTTAAGCTGCTAAAGAGCTGTGTTGAGCTGGTGATTACCTGGTCGCCTGTTCGCCTGTGCATTAGTAAGTATATTATTTTTATTTTTCAATACAATTTTAAGTTGTGGACCTTATTTTTA